CTCACCTTCTATGGGGTCGTTTAGCCGCTGCACTACAATCAGGTCATGCTCATAGATAAGCACAGGTTCGTCGTCTTTGATTTCCCTGTAGATACCACCCTTCTTACCCCTGAAGTACGGCCAAGGCAGTGGGAGTTTGATCGACAGCCTGTCCCGTTCTGATGCATCCTCCTCAGTGCCGACTGCTTCGGTCTCCTGCCCTTCCGGTTCCTCTCGTGCGATATCGTTGCCAAGAACGATGGGGCTGCTTATCCGTCCTTTGTGGGGGCAGTTAGCACAGCCGGAGGGGTTTATATTCTCAAATGTGTGGCAGAGATATGGGCCTTCCGTGCCTACTGCTTTCTGTTCTGTAGCAGCAGGGTCGTAGTTCGGGTGTAGCTTTGAGATGTTGTGTATTGCTGAATCCCTGTCCTCGCACCGTGTAGCTATGGATAACCCCGCCCTCCACAGCGGCTCTTCAATCGTAGCCTGATTCATTACTATGTTATAGAGTTGGTTACATCCAACCCCGGCGGCTGTCTTCTCTAAGATTGTTTTGAATACGGAGATACGGTTGCCCAACAACGACAGCGTCAAAGCGTTCAACGTGCCGGATGTACTTGCGGGGGGTTGGAACGGTGCTGCTGTGGTGCCTGTAGGTGCCTTTGCTACCCCCAAAAGCTGCCTGAATTGATCGTAGTTTACGGGGTTACCGGAGTGCAAGACCTCCACCAGCAGTGGGTTCGCGGGGTCTTTATGGTTGTATGTTGTTGGAACTCTGAGGATACGTGCTGCGTCCGCAGTCACTACGGGGTCGGCGTGCAGCCCCTGTGACGCGCATAACTCTTTCAACTTCTCTGCGACAACAAGCCAATCTTCTTGCCCGATAACGGTGGTAAGCGGCCAGTAAACATGCACGCCCCTACCAGAATTAACTATCGTTGGGCGAGGCACTGTGTTCGCCATGCAAAACTGCTTAAGGGCTTCTATACCATCCGCTTGAGTCGCGTATGGTTTGTTCGCACCACAATCAATATCCAACCAGAACGCTTTGAAAAAAGCCGCGTTTGTCTTCGCTCTACTTCCTTTGTCGCGGTATTTCGCACATCCAAAATACACATCATAGTCGGCCATCGACAGCTTCTTAGCGTCTACATTGGCGGCATCAAGCGTCTTTGCAAAAAGTTGTTTTGGCATGCTGCCCTGCTTCAACCCAACGATGCAATACCATCCCTCAGATGGCAGCACTTGAGCAAGTAGGTCTGTCATAGCCACACCCTTCAAGTCAGGAAAAAAAAGGCAACTAGGGTTAGCTAGTTGCCTGTTACATACAATTTATATATTAAGAAGAACGGGAAGCAAGCTTGTTGGTTAGCTTCTGCACTATGGCTGAGATATCCCTGCTCGGCTCAAAATCACCTTTGAACCAATTGTAGACGGTCATGCGGGATACGTTGCAGTAGTCCGCTACATGAGCTACGGGGATATCCAGCTTAATGCACAGCCGACCCAGCTTAACGCCACTTTTGTTAGCGTTAGCTGCCTTGTTATCGTCAATCAGCCGTTTGCTGTACCCATTCATTTTATTCAGCCCATTGCTTCATAATATCTTGCAGGTCTTTCTTAGGCTCTACCTTGACTTCCTTGCTTGCGCGTTTCTTCGGCTCCGGTGTTGCATCGGCTACGGGGGCTTCGGCTTCTACCGCCTTGGCTCCCCGTGCGGGCAGGGCTTTCTTCTTGTTCGCCCCATCCGACGCATTAGCGTTAACCGAATACGATATAGCGCGTTTCGCTTCATCCGTGGCACCAGCAGCTACAGCAGCGTTGTATTGCGCTTCCGTAACGTGCGCTACAGCATCAAAGAACAGCTTGGGTGTAGCACTGTCGGTATCGAACGACGCTTGCGTGACAACCGTATTGATACTGCGACGGTTAGACGCTACGAACTTCACGTATTGGTCGAACGGCATGCTGTCCTTATCACCCTTGCCGAAGATAGACTGCGACGGCACAACCAACTGATACACATCGGGGTCTCCGGGCATCGTAACTGCCAGCCTCCGCAAGTACCGGCATGCACGGCTGTCACCTTGACCAGAACCTTTGATGTTTTGCGGGCAACCCGTGCAGTCGGTATGCTGCTTATTCTCTGCGGTTGCATCGGGGGTCTTGCCGTCCAACGACCAGCAGTCAGCGGCACCCTTATTCTCAGGGTCGTATGCGCCAGCGTAGTACTGCCGCGCTACATGCGGGGACGCGTTGACAACGATAAATTGCAGTGACCGTGAGTCAGACTTGCGGACTTCTTCCCCACCAACAACCATACGGAACACATTACCCCTGATGGAAATCCTCTTATTGTTTGTGTTACCAGCAAGGGCTTTAGTCAGCGCATCAGGCTCCGCGTTCTTCAGGAAGTCGGGGAGGTCGTTTTGAAACAGGCTCAGTTCAGTAGACATATAGATTCCTTAGTATATTAATTTTTACTGCGACGAACAGTGACGGCGTATTCACTGTCTATATTTAACCCCGCTGGTTTTACATCGGGGTTCTCTTCAAGAAACTGCTTCATATTGGTTTGGTGCAGCCGTTTCTCCAGAAGCAGGAACGCATCATGCTCACGGATGAACGAGTACATACTGTCCCAATCGCCTGTCCAATACTTGCTCTTGATAGTGCGGATTGCTGTGCCAGCTTTTGTTTTGATGCTGTCGGCACCTTGCGTCTTACATATATCCAACAACTCTAACTCTATAACCTTTAGCTGTTGTGCGATGTCTGCGTCTGTATTCTCAAACGCACGCTTCAACTCATTGCGGTGGTCGCGGATACGCACATAAGCTTCTACAAGCTTATCCGTTGGCATGGCATCTGAGTCTTCTCCCCCTGCAACTACGGGGGGTTCCATTACTGCGTCTTCCATTTTGCACCTCTCGTTTTTTATAATCAAGCTTCCCGAACTACACACCCGATTCTACGCTTCTATTTGACTATGTCAAGCTCCCCTTCAACTATTTCTCTGTAGAGGTCGATAACCTTATTGTGGATATCAATTTTGTTTCGCAGCATTGAATACAAACGGGTTTCTATCTGGCTACCTGTGATGTGTATGATAGTCATCGGATGGTTCTGCCCCGGTCTGTCGATACGTGCGTTAGCTTGTAGATAGGTTTCTACGGACGTTACTGGAGCGTACCAGACAATAACATTAGCGGCAGTCAGTGTTAGCCCATGCGAAGCTGTTTGCGGCTGTACCAGAAGCACTCTAGGTGCAGGTTTGTTTTGGAACGCATCGAAAATATCCGAGCGTTTATTCAGGCTTACGTCACCATTGATTATCTCTGACGCTATCCCCGCCTTGTCCATGTGTTTCTTAAGCAGTTGCAGGGTATGACGGAACGGCACGAATACCAAGACCTTCTGTGTGGCTTCGTTGATTACTTCTTCTACCGCAGCCAGCCGGTTGGATACATCAAACTCTACGACTTCACCGGAGTCGGTATACACAGCCCCACCGGATATCTGTAGTAGCTTGTTCATGTTAGCTGCTGCGTTTATAGCGGTGACTTCCTCCCCATCTGCGTACAGCCGAAACTTATCTTTAAGCTGCTTGTAGTATTTAATCTGCTGGGACGTTAGCGGCGCGTCCCTATCTACATAGGTTACAGGGGGTAGGTCTAGGCAGTCCTTCTTCTCAAACCGTATGGCTGGCTGCAACACCGCATGCACGATAGCCTCGGCTTTAGGGCGTGGTATCCATTTAAACTGCGTGATTTTAGTCATCACAGAATCACGGAACTGGCCTAAAAACTTAGGGGTTCTTGTAGGGTTAACGATCTTGGCAAGTCCATACGCATCAACCGGCGATTGTGAAGCGGGAGTTCCGGTCATCATCCACACACGGGTTTGGGGTTTGAGTATGTCCCGTAGCACCTTCCACCGCGCTGTCTGCACGTTCTTGTATGCGGTAGCCTCGTCTACAATCACCAAGTCGAACCGGCCATCTGCGATGATAGCGTCTTTAACTATGCCAACGCCGTCGAAGTTTATGATTACAAACTCTGCTTCGCTATTAACAATGTCGGTGCGCTCTCTGCTGCCTCCATGCGCTACCGCACAGGTTCTATGCATCGCAAACTTGAACATATCCCCCTGCCACGCAGACCGCATGATAGATAACGGGCAGATAACCAGCACCCGCCGCACTAGCTTCTGCTTCATCAAGTAGTCCGCAGCCCATATAGCAGACGCAGTCTTGCCGGTGCCTTGCTCATTAAAACAAAACGCCCTCTCCCTCAACGTGAGGAATTCAGATGTTTGTTTTTGGTGAGCAAACGGTTTGTGCAGACCCGGCCAGTTGTAGTCTCTGTTTATAGGCGACGGCACGTTCTTAATTAACTTGGCTAGTTCACTAGCTTCTTGGAGTTCCCAGTTGACTAGCACCTTATACACATCCTCCGACTCGTTACCGATCATCCTACTTTTCTTTATTGCATCGGTAATGCGTTGGGGGTTCTTGGTGCGAACCAACAATGCTTTTCCCTCTATGATGTCCATTATTTTGGTTTATTTTTCTTAACTGTATGGTCGCTGTTGCGGCTGAACGAGGCGTTCTTCGCCCTGCTGGTAAGCTTCAGATTAGATGGAGTGTTGGTGCCGCCCTTCGACAGCGGAGTTACATGGTCAATAACTTTGCCAGCCCTCTTGATGCCCTTCTTGTCCATCTCGTTCCTAGCCCGTTGGCGCTCCATGCGAGCAGGTAACTCCCCCCGCTCTACTTGTTGTTTATATTCTTTCTTGTATGGCCGTGCTTTGTTGACGTAAGGCATTTTTATCTCCTATGAAGTAATCTTTTTCTACAAACCCCTTACTAGAACCATGCACGTAGGTAGCGCGGACGTACGTACTTTTCCCGCTTGCTAGGTGCCTTATATGTCCTCTACGAAGGTGCGACCGCTTACCAGAACCATCCCCATGCACCATATTCCTAGCTGCATCGTTGCTGTGCCACCGTTCTCCGTCTACCACTAAGATTTTATAGTCGAGGAGTGGACGGTTGCCTTTTTTCACCCGCTTCTGGTTTAAAAACTTGGGGGCTTTAACAGTTTCTTGCGTTGTGTTATGGGTGTTCAGCATTACACAGGTGTTAAGTAACGTCAGAGTGCCTAGAGTCCCCGCAAGGTTTTGCAGTGCTTCTGTAAGTTCCTCGGTGCTTAGCCTAGTATCATGGTTATTTGTTTGCCATAGTTTGTCTATTGTACCGTCTTTGATTATTTTAACTTCTACCCCACAAATACCAGCGTCTCTAGGATAAAGGGCACATAACACAGGGAGCATAGTCCATAGATTGTTTTGGTTCACCGCGACGGAAAACGCTATACCCCACTCTTTATTAAGCATCGACGGGTTAGTGACTTTAGCCTCAGCACACAAAATATCCATATCGTGCGCTACAACAACTACTTTGTCGTATAGGCGGTTATCTGTAAGAATTACCGTACTAGGGTATGGAAGCCTCACTAGTTTTTTTACCTCATCGTTTACATCCCCGGTAGACTGTATAACATCGCCCGAAGCAGGGAAAAACACCTTGGGGCTTTTTATTATACTTTTCAAAAACATGTTAGTATTTTCTTGTTGTACACTTGTGTACATTTTAAATGCTGGGCAACTCATATAAAGCTGTATATCTTCTATCAGACGATCAAAATGCCCCCACATCCCCTGCTCTTTCATCCTATGCTCCTCTTCCATTATGTGGACAATCGGTTACGGGGCACCACTTCCTGCATGTGAAGTTCTTGGTGGGGTTCCATACGTTGTTAGTTACTGATGCTGCGAGCCTGTCGGCTTCTTGCCGCCACTTGACCCATAGCTCTTCTTCCTTCGCACGCTCGTATTCAGCAGGTATAAAGTCATTGTGTACTGTGAACAGCAAGGCAGACTTAACCTTCTGAACCTCTGGGTAGTGCTTGAACACCGCAAGTGCCAGTAGTTCCAACTGCTTGGTGTCGGCGTACGCGGACTTACCTGTTTTGTAGTCTACTATACGAGCCACATCATTTTGCAGGATCAGCAGATCAGCGATCCCGCGCCACCACACGTTCTTCGCTGAGAAGCTGCACGGCTGCAAGTCCTCTGTCAGCCCCAGCTTCTGCTCACACAGCTTCTCCCCATCCAGACTGCGTAGCTTGTCGAGCATAGCTTTCATATAGTGGTGCGTTTTGGGTATGGCCTTCCCGTCCCGTATATACTCCTCCGCTATCTTGTGGGCTTCCAAGCCGTACGACATAGCATGAGAAATTGGGTTCTTTACGTCCGCCACTACTCGTAGCCTGTAGTATTTCTGTGGGCACTGTTGAAACAACGACATGCTGCTGTATGACCAACTCATTAGTGTAGCCCCCACACTTCTATAGATTTCTTCTTACCCGCTGCATCGTACGATGCTCCATAACCAACTTCGCACGTTAACGGTAGCCCTTTCGCCCAAGCTGGCGTTGTTCTCATACACGCCGAAGCAGACTTTAGACCCTCTTCCCAATCATCTGCCGGTGCAAGAAACGCTATGGAGTCATGCACGGTCAGCACAACGGGGTATTTAGCAGCCACCTGAATTAGCTGCTCTCCTATAACTATTCTGGCGAGTGCCTGACAGATGTTCTCCACCAGCTTGCCGCCATAAATCCGAGTCAACGTAACCGACTTGCCGCGCTTGTTGTCATACACATACTCGTATTTGTTTGCGGTCTCGTTGAGTACTTTGCGTAGGTTTGGATACTTAAGAAACATCCCGTTGGGTAGCTCAATGCCTTTCGTGCCATGAACCACCAGCACGCCCGCCTTGCCCAAGTCGCATGTATTACCAGCAGCCATAGCCGAAACCGCTTCGCGTGCGCTCTCCCACAAAGCAGTAATCTTAGGATACGCACGCCGATACACATCGATAATGTGCTCGGCTTGGTGCGGCTTCACACTGCGTCCGTAACTCAGCAACATAGCCCGAAACTTGTCCGCTCCCATACCGTAGCCACAACCAAGCACAGTAACCTTACCTATAAACCTCTGGTTTGTGTCTACAATGCTAGGGGGGATGTCGAATATCTTACCCGCCATTATCGTGTATACATCCTCGCCGTTTGCAAAGGCTGTAACCAAATCATCCTGCCCCGCCATCCACGCCAGCGTCCGCGCCTCTATCTGGGACGAGTCGGCATCTATAAGAACGTAACCATCCGGGGCTAGTATGGCTTTCTTGAGCGGGGAGATGCGCGGCAAGTTATGCAGGTTAAGTTTGTCATCCCCGCCCCACCGTCCAGTGTGGGCAGCGTAGTAGCGTAGAGGAA